CAGTATAAGAAAGAGTGGACATCCGAAGATCTATTCAACTTCCTGGAAAAATCTTTCAATACCCTCCTGCAAACTGCGCGGGATAAAAATCATGACTATGCCGGAGACGAAGATCCATTTCTTAATTTGGCTGGGATTGAAAAAATGGGGACGGCCACTGCTGAACAAGCATTCTTGGTCCGTATGTGGGACAAGTACGCCCGCATCAGTAATTTCGTAAAAACAGGCACCCTTAAAGTAAAGACGGAATCGGTAACCGACACCCTATTTGACCTGGCCAATTACTGTGTGCTGATGGCGGCTTACCTGGAGTCTAAGAAATGATTTGTTGGCCAAAGGTGTTTCAAATTCCAAAAGATTCTCTGACGGCGTATAATATTACAGCTCAAATTAATCTTCATGGGATGGCGTTTTGGGAGATCGATGAAGATGCTAAAGAAGACAACAAAACCCTGGACACAGTCAAAGAACCCAAGAAGGAAATGCGTCGCCCAGTAACGCTTTGGGATGCTGAAGATGAGAAATCCATTTACAACATGACCGATGAGAGGATCTCCAAACTCTTCCTGGAAATCAAAGAGAAGAATGCAGATTATTTCACCATGGACGAAGACCGGCTTTACAAGCGGCTCAAGTCAGAAAAGAAAAAGCCAACGCCCACGGACAATCGTCTCCGCTATTCTTTCTGGTCCGAATACGAACGCGCTGTCAGCCTGGGCCACGGAAAAATGTACATGACCCACGTCTACGGCGGAGTCTGCACCAAAGAATATTTCTACGACCGGTACATCCGTAATCCAGCGAGATTAGTTTGGATGCTCTGCCCACCAACCTCTTACGAAGTTTATGTGGAGGAAGCCTTAAACTTTGGGATGGCCCAACTCCGGAAGATGTTGAGCTACGACGATTTTAAAAATGGCGTCCCCAATATGAAACTGATGGAGTTAAAAGCTAAGATCGTCAATATGCTGGACCAGCGGAAGCATGGGTTGGCGATAGCCAGGACAGAGACCAAGGCTTTGAATGTGAACATGACCACTAAAACCATGACCGAAAAAGTAACAGAAGATACGATGAAGCGTCTTGAGGCCGATATTAAAAGATTAGAGAAGTTGGATACGAAACCTGATATTGTTGTACCTAAGGAGAAGGACGATGGCTGAAAGAAAACCTGGGATGGCACAGTTGAAAGCGGCAAAAGCAAAAGCGGAGCAAGCAGGGACCATGGTCAAGGATCTTAAAGAATTGGCTGATGGGTTGGCGGATGCTTTTATAAAAATGAAAGACGAAGAAGAAGCGGCGGAGATCAAAAAAATTGATGAACACGTTAAGGGAATACTGAGAGATTCTAAAAAAGGGACATTGACTCGTGCTGATCTCACCATTGAAGACAAACTTATTCTGAAGCGAGCCCGTGTCCTGACAAAGAAATTAAAGTGATCGTAGACGCCGACCAAACCCAATTCGAATTAAAGCAAAAGAAACTAAAACTTTTGGAGAAGCGCCAGGCGCTGAAGAAAGGGCTGCCCCACATTTACGCTTTCCCCTGGTACTCCTGGGCTAGGCAATATTATGAATCCCAAAACAAAATAAATTTACTTTGCGCCGCCAACCAGATTTCAAAAAGCTCCACCCAAATAAGAAAAGTAATCGACTGGGCCACGGACACAGATAAGTGGGAAGAGCGGTGGCCAGGACTTACTCCAAATCTCTTCTGGTATTTTTATCCATCAGGCGAATTGACGGAGACCGAGTACGAAACCAAATGGAAACAATTCCTTCCCTCTGGGAAATACAAAGATGATCCCCGCTATGGCTGGAAAGAGATCCGTAAGAAAGGTGAGATCAAGGGGATCAAATTTAATTCGGGCATTAGATTAGAATTTAAAACTTACATGCAAAAAATTGCCAACCTTCAAGCGGGCTCGGTCTTCGGCATCTGGTGTGATGAGGAGATGCCCATGCACTTTTACGATGAGCTAATGAACCGGCTCAACGCAACTGACGGCTACTTTCACATGGTTTTTACTGCTACACTGGGACAAGACTTCTGGAGACGGACTCTGGAACCAGAGGAACACGAAAAGGAGGAATTGATCGGTGCACTCAAAATGCAAATCTCAATGTACGACTGCATGGAGTACGAAGATGGAACACCATCTTTCTGGACAGAAGAAAGAATTAATCGTGTTATTGCTAAGTGCAAAAATGCTGCAGAAATTCTTAGAAGAGTATACGGGAAATTTATTCTCAGCGCTGGAAGAAAATACGCCAAGTTTGATATTAAAAAGCACTACAAACCTGGTGGTCCCGTACCCGATGACTGGATGGTCGTTGTCGGAGTCGATATTGGTTCGGGAGGAGAAACCGGACACCCCGCTGCTATCACTTGGACTGCCGTTCACCCCAACCGCCGTAAAGCAAGAGTTATCGCGGGATGGCGTGGCGATGGCGTGGAAACAGACAACCGAGATATCTTTGAAAAATATCTGGAAATGCGCCGTGAATTAGATATCAGCCCCATGCAAATGTACTATGACTGGGCCGCAAAAGATTTTGGAACGATCTCTGCCGCAGCCGGTCTCCCGTTTGAGAAAGCGGAGAAATCCCACGTCATTGGCGAAGATGTCATCAACACTTTGTTCGGAAATGACATGATGACCATCGATTCTGACAAGGGCGACGAACTCCACAAACTCGCGATGGAGTTGGCCTCCTTAAAACAGAACACACCGTTAACAAAGGCGAAAAATGATTTTGCCGACAGTTTTAGGTACAGTGTGTCCAAATTTTTCTTTGATTGGGGCTTTATCACTGGGAGAAAGCCCGATACACCTAAAAAAGAAGAAGAAATACCAACAGATCCAATGAAAAGGGAGGTTTATGAGCGGAGGAAGACGTTTTTGGAAGGCAAAGGCCAAAGAGGCGGAGGAAACGAAATCGATAGAGAAATCGACGCCCTCAACGAGCTACTTGAAGTTTGACCTGACACCGACAGCATTATGCTCTATAATTCAGTCATGTTCTGAGGCCAAGGTTCGATTACTGAAATTATCCGACCTAGAGGTGTTCTTTGACGAGCCTGCGGTTATTAATGCGCAGAGGAAAGTCTGGGACAAGAATCTTCCGGAAGCCACGGAAGAAGAAATCAAAAAACAACAAGAAGATGCCGTAGCCAGAGACGAACTGGATATCAAACGTGAACGTTTAATAGAAATGGGGATAAGTGATCCTGATGAACTCGAAGAACTTTTGGAATCGGATGCATTAGATGGCGGAGAAGAAGGAACCGGAAGATAAATATAGCGTCGTCGAATTGGAGCGGATGTACCGTGACTCCGAGCTGATTGATAAGCGTCTCTTCTCAGAGATGCGTGGGAACCTCCTTCTTATCGATGGACGCCATTACAACCGCAGAAACTCCAAATTTTTTGAAAGACTGCGCACCACCCGGAATGTGAATGAAGAGAGACGGATCCGGCTCACTAAAAACCACACTCAACGAATCCATAAAATTTATGCAAATGAAATCACCAGCCTCAACCCTGGTGTAGGATTCACCGCCAAAAATGAAAGTGAAATCCAAGACCAAAAAGCTGCGGAGCAAAATCGGTCGGTTTGGAAAGATGCGCTTGTCCGTTACAACCTCGCCGCCCGTATTGATGAGTGGGTGGACGATTTCATTGGAATTGGGGAAGTAGGAACCAAACTCTTTTGGGATCCTGACGGTGGGAAGTTAAAAGGCTTTGAACAGAAAGTTGATGGGGATGGCAACCCCCAAACGGAACAAGTTGAGTCCCCTACCACTGGAAAAAAAGTTGACAGCTTTGAGCTACCTGATGGGACCGTAATCCAGGGACCACCCATGCCAGACAAGAATTTACCTGTTTTCCAGGGGGGAATGGTTTTCGAGAGGCTTTGGGGATTCAATATCTTACGCCCAGCCTTCTCCCAGTCCATGGATGAGGCTCCTTGGATCATCTTAAGGAAGATTGTAGCCAGGCAAGATCTACTCGATAAATTTGGGGACGATCCCGTTAAAAGAAAAATTATTGAGGGAGCGGGTGACTCTGGAGAGCGCGATATCCTCATTTTCGATTCCCACTTTGGCGGCCACCGAACCACGACTCGTGACGAAGTCTTTATAAAAGAATTCTATTTGAAACCTTCCCCTGAGCAACCTAATGGATGGTTCTGCTGGTGGGTTGACGGTGGAGGAGATAAGAACGGGAAATTGGCTCAGGGTGAACTCCCTGGCGGATTATTCCCTATCGTGTTCGATACATTCGAATCAACACCAACAACTCCACGCGGTCGCTCTATCATCAGAACCGTTCGCCCATACCAGGTGGAAGTAAACCGTGCCGCTTCAAAAGCGGCGGAACATCAGATCACT